TCGCAAGCATATAATTTAATTGGTACCTGGGGAGAGAATTGAACTCTCACAACCACAAGGGTCGAGGGATTTTAAGTCCCGCTTTTATGGTTTTTCAGCACTTTCAGAATCTTTCACGTTTTTTCATAGCAGGCTTATATAACCATTGACAGACAAGGCTTTCGTCGTTATTATATCTTCACGATGCGTCACAAAAGAAACCATCGTTTCACCGGAAAAAGTGGGAATATAGTGGGAACGATTTTAAACGGCCAATTAACGAAGGGGGTTAATCATGGCAAGGCAATGGAAGAAAACAGCGCACACAGGGTTAAGGTATTTTGAACATGACACCCGGAAGCACGGCAAGAGGCTTGATCGTTATTATGCAATCCGCTTTCGTCTTGACGGTGAATTAAAGGAATACGGCATCGGCTGGCTGTCCGACGGAATCCCCGAAGCTATACGCAAGGAAGAACCGAACCTGGGCTTTGAAGATTATTGCCTAAAACTTCTCCGGGAATATAAGACCAACGTCAAGATAGGTGCCGGGCCAATGTCACCGAAGGAAAAGCGCGAAAAGGCTGCAAAGGAACGCGAACAGGCTGAGCAGGCCAGAAAGCAAGCTGAAAAAGAAAACCTTACTTTAAATAAATATTTCTATGATTCATATTACCCTGACGCAAAGATAAACAAGAAAGAACACTCTTTTAACCATGAAGAAACACATTTCCGGCTTTGGATTGACCCTATTGCCGGGAAAAGGCCAATCAAGGATTTATCAGAATTTAATGTTCGCCGAATTGTCAAAAGCCTTTTAGACGCTGGCAAGACGCCACGAACAGCACAATATGTCATGGCAACACTAAGGCAGATATGGAACCATGCAAGACGCGCCAAATTTGTTTCGGGCGATTCCCCTACCCGGAATGTCAAGATTCCCAAATTTGACAATAGACGGCAACGATTCCTTAGCAGTAAAGAGGCCGGTGCTTTATTAGATGCTTTGCAAGCTAAAGACGAAACGCTGTATCAAATGTCACTTTTAAGCCTTCATACGGGCATGAGAGCGTCAGAAATATTCAAACTTACATGGGGTTGCATTGATACAGAACGCGGCATTATAACCATTTTGGACGCGAAATCAGGACATGGCCGGGCGGCATTTATGACACAGAAAATCAAAAAAATGTTTGACGAAATGAAGCGCGGGAAAAATGACGAATATGTTTTCGTCGGACGGAAAGGATTACCTTATAACGAAATCCCTACCCTCTTTCGGGATATTGTAACGGAATTGAAATTTAACGAGAATGTCAGCGATGCGAGGCAGCGCGTTTGCTTTCATTCCTTGCGTCATACAATGGCAAGCTGGCACGCTGAAGGCGGCACCGATTTATATGTCCTCAAAGAACTCTTGGGACATGGCAGTATTACATTGACTGAACGATACAGCCATTTATCAAACGGCGCATTACAAGAGGCGACGCGGGGCTTTGAAATGAAGGTTAAGGCAGCATCGAAGAAAGCCGGGCAAATGGTGAACTTCCCGAAATAGCCCTTCCCGAAATAGCCCTTGATATTGTAAAGCATATGACATACAATAGTTAAAAATAAATCGAGGTTAAAAATATGGCACGAACAGCAATGATAAACGCCCGGACAGAACGGGAACTAAAAACAGATGTTGAGAAAATCCTTAAAAGCTTGGGGCTTTCAACCACAGAGGCGATAAACATTTTCTTTCGTCAAGTAAAGTTGCGCCGCGGACTGCCTTTTCCTGTAGAGATTCCCAACGAAGAAACGCTAAGGGCCTTCCATGAAAGCGAAGATGGCAAGGGATTAGTGGAATGCAAAGATGCTGATGATATGTTCAAGAGATTGGGTGTCTGATGCGGATACCCGTTTATACAAACCGCTTTGAAAAAGATTTTAAGCTGATGGTTAAACGCGGATCTAATTCCGAAAGCATCAAGTCTATCATTCGTAAGCTCATTGACGAAATACCGTTGGAGCGTAAACACAGAGACCATCTGCTGATTGGCAATTTTAGAGATCGGCGGGAATGCCATATTGAACCGGACTGGCTTTTGATTTACCGGATTGAAGGAAACCGGATCATCTTCGAGCGAACTGGCACACATGCCGATTTGTTCAGATAGGGTAAAATGATACAGACACGCACTGAAAAAACGTCCGATGCTGTTCCCTGGCGTGAGGCTTATCCTGAATGCACAGAAGAACAACTTGCCGGAAAAGCTTTGGCGGGTATGAGATACCGTGAAGGATTAACGCAGGTTCAACTTGCGGCTAAAACCGGCATTACGCAGCGTCATATTTCCGAAATGGAGCATGGCAAGCGAACCATCGGCAAGAAGAACGCAAAGCTCTTTGCCGAGGCTTTAAATACTGACTATCGGGTATTTCTATAAAGGACAGGCGGGAGATAGGCCGACGGGCCGAAAAGCGGAAACCCTATCCGCCTTCCCTGCTTTAATTCATAGGGATACCGCAGAGGGGCGTGTAAATTGGGAACAGAAAAACATGAAATTATTGGTACAGCCTATGATACACTAAAAAAACTCGTAAAAGCATACGCAATAAAAGATAAACCCATCTTGTTATACGGCGAAAGCGGCACCGGGAAGGAGCTTTTCGCCAAACTTTTTATGAAGGAGAGTCCAAGGAAAGGCAACAAGGTGACCGTTAATTGCGCTTCTCTATCGGAAGACTTGCTCAGGTCTGAAATTTTTGGTCATATAGAAGGTGCCTTTACTGGCGCGAATAGGAAAAGGGACGGAAAGCTACAAAAATGTAAAGATGGAATCTTATTCCTGGATGAGCTGGGCGACGCTTCAAAAGAATTTCAGGCGGCTATCCTGCGAGTGGCAGAAGGGTATAGCTTTTCACCTGTCGGGTCTGATGATGAAATAAAAAATGTTCATACCCTGATTATGGCGGCGACCCTGAAGCCGGACCAAATAAGAGAGGATTTGAAAGCAAGATTTCATTTACTTCCAGTCCCACCACTGCAAAAAACGGACATCCCAATAATCGTAAAAACCTTTTTAGACGGTCGCATTTTAAAACAGGAAATATTGAATGATTTGTTGAAGCGGGAATATCCAAGTAATGTGCGGAGCCTCAAGAAATATTGCGAGAGACTTCTTGTTGAAAAAGGCGATTCTATCTTTTCGGCGAATGAAATAAAATATGCCCCTCATAAAAGCATTGGCTTTGATTACGAAAGATACAGACGTGAATTGGAAACATGGCATAAATATATACAACCGTTAATCTTTGAAAGTAAAACATTCAGATACAAATACATGGCGTGGGATTATGCTATTATGAAAGACCAAGTCGGGTATAATATTGGAAATAGTATTGGTAGGGCGTATATCCTGACACATGGATACAAACGATGCAGACCCTATTTACTTATGAGTGATACTGCGGAAGCAGAATGTAAAAAATTATATAGCCAAAGCATGGTCGAGTTAATTGAAATGCTTCAAGTTGACGCGACATATGAACGGACTCAAAAATTCCTTTCTTATCTTAAAATATATTTTGATGATGGGACTTTACCATATCTCTTAGACGTTCTTTACAAGACAGAAAAGGACATTGAGGACGAACCTGTCAGAATTTATCCGGCAATGTCATCATTATTAAATCTCCCGCTAGATAAGGCTAAGGCAGAATTTAATGAACAATACGCAGAGTATAATTTAAACCGATACAAGTCTAACGAAAAAGAACTTAAGCAAGCAACAGGAAAAAATAAAGTTAGCCTACAACAGATTATTAGGAGAGCAAAAGCACCTAAATAACAATAGTGCCTACCACTAGAAGGCTTCATTTTGAAGGTAACTACTATGATGAAGCCCTGATAATCCTTAATTTGGCTTCATTTTGATGTTTTAATCGTTTTTACCATCGTATTCAATCACAATATTTCATCTCAAATTTACAATACATCTAACAAAACAACGACATACAGCTATGGCATAAAAGTAGCTCTATGTCCCGAATGAAGGCATCAGGATGAAACACTCTTGAAAATCATCCTTCACGGAGGCTTTGAAGATGGACAAAGAAATTTTGAATATGCAGGGGAAGATCAAACAGGAAATGACCGAAGAAGAAAAGGAAAAACGTGAAGAGATTTTGGCCGCGATAGCAGCACAGCTACCGCCAATTATTTTCAGCAACTGGCGGGGCTGGCGCGATGTGTTGCCGATTTCGCCGGGAACCGTGAAAAATGACGAGTCATTAGGCGTCGGGCCGAAGGACTTTGTTTTTGTCGGCAGAGTCAAGGGGCGAACCAGGGAATCAATGATCGAATATTTACGGGGAAAAGTCCGGTTCACGGCATAGGGGGCGGCACACAATGACAAAAAAGGAAATCATCGAAAGAAAGGCGCTTCTTCACGATCAAGCGGCTTTCCTTTTCAGACAGGATGCAGAGCGACACGAAGCCGAATCACGTCGCTTGCGGGAAGAGGCGTCACTTGTGGAGGACCAATACAATGAGAATACTTGAAAGACTCTTCTTAAAATTCATGCTGCGGTGGCGTGAAAAGCAGATCGGCAAAGACTTTGACCGGCAGCTATCGAGAGAGATTGACTGTCTGCTGGCCTTGATTGATGGATGACGCTCATGTTCAGACCAAATCGAAAATTCAAACGAGATTATGACCGGATTTTCAGGAAAGACCCGGCAGCGGCAAACATGTTTCTTTTGCTTTGTGAGCTAGCCGATGAAAAAGGACAGGTCAATCTGTCATGGCCATTTCCAGAAGTCGAAATTCAAAGATTAATGGCGGCGCGGTTCGATAATCCGAAAGCCTATCAATTGCCGGGAGGTCTGAAAAGATGAATCGGGGATATGTGCGCATATGGAGAAAGAGTCTTGATGCAGGCTGGATTAAAAATCATAAGCTATGGGCTTTCTGGTCATATTGTCTGATGAAAGCGACGCATAAGGAATATGACGCCATTGTCGGCTTACAGGTCGTTCACCTCATACCGGGCCAATTCATTTTTGGACGGAGAAAAGCATCGGAAGAAACCGGACTGACAGAGCGTGAAATCCGCACCATCATTGCATTTCTGATAAATTGCGGAAATTTGACCATCAAAACGACCAACAAATATTCTATTATAACCATAGTTAATTGGCATATTTACCAACCACAGGAAATTGAAAACGACCAGCTAAACGACAAACAAATGTCCAACAAAGGGCCACATACAAAAACAAAAGAACATGAGAATAAAAAAACCCCGGCAGATTTTTTTGAAATTAAATCACTGGAAGAAAGATATTCTGACAGAGATTTAATTAACCAGTGTTACAAATCCATATCATCAACCAGAAAAACAAACCGCATTTCCGAGAGTGTAAAACTAAACATCCTTCAACAGTGGGACAAATACCCGGCGGATCAAGTCATGGCAGCAATCAGAATTTATCTTGAAAAGGATTATGCCGGACAGGGGAAAGATGAAAAGTATTTAATGGGAATTATCCGGGGCAATGCACAACAAAAGCCAGTGGCGAACATACCCGGCGGCAAGGTTATGAAGAGAACGGGCAGCTTGCTTGACAAAGTTTATCAAGAACAGGGGTTCACGTTAATATGACAGCTATCGAATACATTCAGAGCAAAGGCATTGACTATAAAATCCAATCCGGGCAAGCCGTCTTGAATTGTTTCTTTTGCGGTGACACAAAAGGACATCTTTACATTGACCAGCAAGATGGCGCTTTCTTTTGCCATAAGTGCAACGAGCGCGGAAATCTTATCACCCTACAAAAGCATTTCGGAGATTACCAGAAGGACAGACCACAAATTAGCAAGCCATATCAGAAGTCACAGGCAGCCGTTAAACCGGCCTTTGAAGATCAAGGCAAGCGTTACTACCCTACCATTGACGATAAAAAGGCAATAGAGGCGCACCAACGGCTTTTAAATAACGAACCCGCTTTAAAGTATGTCACCGAAACGCGGGGCCTGTGTATTGAAACCGTCAAAGCCTTCAAGATCGGCTTGCAAATCGACAAAGATGGGGGCCAATGGTTGACTATTCCGCACCATGAAAAAGGCAAGCTGATAAACATTAAATCAAGATCATTGCCGCCTACGGAAAAGACTTTCCGGCGCGTTAAAGATTGCCTGTCAATTCTGTTCAACAGTGATTGTCTTGAGACATACAAGGGCAACGTTTATCTTTGCGAGGGCGAAATTGACGCGCTGTCATTATGGGACAAAAGCGAAAAGAACGTTATTGCCACGACCACCGGCGCGGGATCATTTGACCCTGCATGGATTGACCAACTGAAAGACGTTAAAAAAATCATCATTGTCTATGACCCGGACGAACCCGGACAAAAGGGTGCGCGTGAAGTGGCGCGACGGTTAGGATATGACCGATGCTTTAACGTGATATTACCAGACGGTAAAGACCTGAATGAATACTTCATGGCTGGCAATACGATTGCCGACTTTATCCGCTACGTTTCCGACAATGCCCGTCAATTCGATGTTGCCGGTGTTATGACCTTTGATGACGGTTTGAGGAAGTATCAGGAAGAATGCCAGATGCCGGAGCAAGCGAGAGGATTAAGAACCGGCTGGCCATCGCTGGATAAGACCATCAAGACCGGATTCATGCCAGGGGAACTCATTGTCTTGAGCGCACCGCCAAAGATAGGGAAAAGTACCCTTGCCTTACAGATAGTCTCTTATAATGCCCTTCAGGATATACCCGCGCTTTTCTTCTGCCTGGAAATGAGGCCGATGAAGATCATTCAGAAGATCACACAATGTCACGTGAAGTCTGAAGAAATCGGTTTGGCAGAAATCGAACGCACCCGGATTGACTTCAAAGGCAAGCCGCTTTATTTGGGCTATTGCTACCAGAAACCGACATTGGAAAACATTATTGAAACGATCAAGGCGGCAATCCGGCGCTATGGTTTAAGGCTTGTGGTATTCGATCACCTGCATTTCCTTTGCAGATCAATCACAAATCAAGTTCAGGAAGTAGGGCTTGCTGTCCAGGCTTTCAAGTTTCTCGCTGAAGAACTGGAAGTCCCGGTCATCCTGATTGCTCAACCGCGCAAGATGCAGGCTGATAGTATTATGACGGCAATGGATCTGAAAGACAGTAGTTCAATATACTCGGATTGTGACCATCTGATTTTAATGCACCGGGCGCGAAAAGTTACCGCAGCAAAAGACTTACAGGACGGCGCGGCATTGCAGACAGAGTCCTTTGATCCGATGACATTGGTCAGAGTAGAAGCAAGCCGCTACAATTCCGGCGGTGAAACGGTTCTTTTTTATCATGGGGAATATTCCCGATTTGATGAGGTTCCAGGGGCGCACAGATGAGGGAAAGCACTTAACTTAATGTGAAATGGAGTTTACTAAATGCCGAGCATAAAAATCGATAGAGTAAAACTAAATCAACTGCTTACTGCTGGTAAATCCCAGCGGGAAGTTGCTCAAGTATTTGGGGTGACTGAAGGCGCTATCTCTAAAGCCAAGAAAGAACTTAATATTTCTGTTGTGAAAAATGTTTCTTTGGAGCGAGCCCATCAGGTTGTTGAGAAAAATCTAAATGCCGTCGAACAACTTCAAAAAATTAATGGTTATGCGAATGAACTTCTTGATCTTTTGATGAGATGGAACCGGGGCGATAAAGAAGCCCTTCAAATCTTAGAGTCGCAAGTCAGAAAAGTTAAAGTGCGTGGATCGAAAGAAGAGGAAGTAACAGAATACCGCTTTAAAGATCCACGTGAATTGGCGTTAAAGGCCATGGCTGAAATACGGGGGCAACTATCCCTACAGCTTGACGTATTAAAGGCTCTACATGATATTCAGGCCATCGCAGAATTTCAAAAAGAAGTCTTAACTATTATCGGGGAGGTGAGTCCTGATGTACGCGACAGTATTATCAGCCGACTTAAAGAAGGCCGAGCTATACGACAATCTGTTGAAATCCATTAATATGCAATTCAAGACTGAAGCGGATTATCAGCCCTATCAAAATGATCCGGTTGGTTTCGGGCAGAATGTTTTGGGTGATGCATTTACGGAAGACGTCAAAACCTTAATGGAGTCCGTCAGGGATTATCCGGTTACCGTGGCCAGAAGTGCGAACGCAACAGGCAAAACCCATGCAGCGGCCAGAGTGGCCGTGTGGTTTTATAAAGTATTTCCAGATAGTCAAGTATACACAGCCGCTGCGCCTCCGGAAAGTAATTTACGGAAACTACTCTGGGGCGAAATCGGTTCAGTAATAGAAAAACACCATGATCTATTCAAACCGGATACCGTAATAAATCTTCATATTTCGCATTCTGCAAAGTCTTTTGTTACAGGCGTAACAATACCTATGTCAGGCTCCGAATCGCAGAGAGAAGCTAAGTTTTCGGGAAAACACGCCCCTTATCTTCTGTTCATCATCGATGAAGGCGACGCGGTTACCGATGAGGTTTACAGGGGCATCGAATCATGTATGTCGGGTGGCCATGCAAGACTTCTGATCATGTTTAACCCGCGCCATCAATCCGGTGAAGTGCATCGTATGGAGAGAGATGGACGTGCAAACATAGTTAAGCTGTCCGCCTTCAATCATCCGAATGTCGTTACAGGGAAAGACCAAATTCCGGGCGCCGTGACCAGAGAAACCACCATCCGCCGTATCAACCAATGGTGCCGGCCATTGGCAAGTGGCGAGGCCATCGACTCTGGATGTTTTGAATTGCCGTCCTTCCTGATTGGGCAGGTCGCCAGAAGCCAAAGTGGTTTTGAATACTCACCGTTGAAGGCTGGGTTTTATAAGATCATCGAACCGGCTTTCTCTTATATGGTTCTGGGTGAATATCCGGCACAAGGTACGAATCAGCTTATTTCAAACGAATGGGTTTCGGCCGCGCGTTCACGCTGGGATGCTTATGTATCCATGCACGGGGAAATTCCGCCTGTGGGGGCCTGTGCCATTGCTGGTCTGGATGTCGGAGAATTTGGAACCGACTCAAACGTCCTTTGTTTTCGTTATGGTGGATTCATGGAAAGATTGCTTTCCTGGGGTGGTCTGGATGTTTTGGCCACTTCTGATCGTGCCGTTATCGAGTATCAATCAAGGGATGTTTCATGTGTCAACGTTGATGCCACGGGCGTTGGTGCCGGTGTCTCGCCTGCTATGCAAAGGCAGGAATGCGTTGCGGTACCGGTTAAAGTCGCTTCGTCACCTACGCAGCGCACGGAAATGGGTGAGTTTTATATTTTGCGTGATCAGCTTTGGTGGTCCGTCAGGGAATGGTTAAGAACAGATCCTTCGGCTATGTTGCCGCCGGATGAGATGTTGATTGAAGAGCTTTTAACACCTACCTATTCAGTTGAGCGTGGAAAGATACGAGTAATGGCAAAGGCCACAATGCGGGAGCTTTTGAAACGATCCCCGGACCGTGCCGATGCCTTGTGTTTAACTTTTTACTCCGACGATTCTTTTTTCGGCGGACTTAACTTCAAGGAGTTTCCAGATGAATAAAATTAGAAAAGTTGTTCACCCACAGGCGTGGGAATTGCGACAGGCGCGGATTGATCAAGCGCACATCACGAACCAGGCGATAGCTGAAAAGCCGTTCTGGTACGAAAACACAGAAAACGGTCAATGTTATTATGATCTGTTCGGCTGTATTGGCTGGCCACTGGAAGTTTCTGAGAGAACTGCAAAGGCAATGCCTGGCTATGCGGCGGTTATCGGGGTCGTGAAACCGAAAGATGAAACAAAGATGATTCAGGATGCCCCGTTTCAATTACTCGCAGAGGGAGAAAGTCGGGATGTTCCAGGGTTACTGAAGTTGATTCTTTCATTTCGGGAGGAATACGGCTTTGGCCTGCATCCGGGATTACTCCAAGGGTGGTGGGGTGATCCAGATAAATTCGTTACGCCGCTGGCCCTGCTCAACGAAAGGCTTATTGCCAAAAGCGGTGAGAATGCGGCGGTTCTGATTATTCCGCCTTACGACTTTTATGATCCGTCCGCATTCGAGAATTATTGCCAGTCTTTTCGTGATGCATTTGCTCAGAACCGTTTTTTCTGGGGTCACAATAAAATATTGCGCCAGCATGTGCGGGGATTTTTACGCGGCAATCCCGCTGTTTTGGCGATTGGCGGACTTGTCCATACCCTTCTGGGGTATTGTGCATGGGCAGAACCAAGCCAGGGTTCGGTGTTCGTGATAAAGGAAGGCTTTTAAAAACAGCAACGTCGCCCGGGGCAAACGGAAACAAAAAGGCACGGACGATGTCATCCCCTGTATGACTGAACCGGAAGGCGATGTGAAGGCATTCAGGAAGAACTGGGCGCGGCTGATCCAGAAAATATATGAGGTTGATCCTTTAATCTGTCCTAAATGTAAAGGCATCATGCGCATCATCAGCTTCATCGAAGATGCGCAGGTTATCCGCGATATTCTCAC